ATTTATGGTAATATCAAGATAGCTTTTTTGAGAGGGAACAGCCAGGGAACAAAAAGGAACACCCTGCAAAAAGTTAGAAGCATTGGTTTTATAGGAAAAATAGCAGTTTAAAGATACGTTCGATTCCCGTACTGGCTGCTAACGAAAACCTTGTAAAATCAAGGTTTTTTGTGCTTTTTAGAGGTGTTTAAAAGTTCGAGGGAACAGGCTAGGGAACAGGTAAGGAATAAGAACAAATATTCGAATTAAAACCATAGGAGGAAAACTTGTGTGTGAGACGCAGGTAAAACCAATGTAGACGGCAGAAATGCGGTCTTTTTTTGTTACCTAAATTATGTTAATATGGTTGTATGGAGGTGGTGTTGTGATACATACCGCATATGATGTGATGAAAGAATATCTGATAACCGGTGCAGAACTTGATGGACAGTTTCAGATACCAATGCTTCCAAAAGTGGATTTCTTGCCGGGCAAGTCGATTGACTTTGTGTCTTCAAAATCCAGATCATTGAAAGGCCATAAAGACCTGACGGTGAATTTCTACATTGACGACAAAAGCTTTCTACAGATATGGAATCAGCCGGGCCAGCACATTGAGCACTTAAAATGTTTCAATTCAGTTTGCAGCCCAGATTTCACAATTGCTTCCGGGATGCCAAGTGCGTTGAACATCTACAACCTGTATAGAAACCATGCCTTAGGATATTATTGGGCGGTTATGGGCGTTAAAATCATCCCATCCGTAAATATTATTAGTCCAAAGGAAATGCCATGGATATTTGATGGAACACCACACAGAAGCACTGTATCATGTTGCACCAATGGCAGAGTGCGGTCAAAGTCTGCAAGAATGGAGTTTTGCGAGAATTTTAAGGAAATGTTGGACGCAATAGAGCCGACAAAGGTTGTGATCGTAGGTATCGTGCCGGATGAACTCAATGTGGATGTGCCAATTATAAACCTCAATTCACGGAGCCAGAACATGAAAGAAGCGTTCAGAAAGGAGTAGGCATGGGAACCATCAGCAGGGAATCAGCGAAGCGCAGAAGTAAGGAAACGAGCCGACAGAAGCGCAGAAATGTTAAAATTTCAAACGTTATACAGAATAAAAAGAATTTCAGAAGTGACGAATTGAACGTTATGAAATAATAAAAGGTGGCAGCTTGATTACTGCCACCTTCCAACACCATGTGTTATACTTTATCCGTCTATCAATGAGGCTCCGGACGCCTTTCACCATTGATATCCGTTGGAATAATAATATCTCTTACGAATTAAAAAGTCAATAGAAATTCAAAAAAATTCACAGCACGCCGATATACGTTCTACGGAATTTTCGCCAAAATTAACAAGCATAAAAAATCGCAGGTCTGAATTAGTTCCAGATTTCTGCGATTTTTTTCCGGGGTTTTCCAGTTCCAGTGCATCTGCAATTGATACAGGAATTGCCCGGTAATACCAATTTTAAACATTTGTTCTAATCAGATATGATTGTATTAATTAAGTATTTCTAACTTTCTTGACGTCCCAAACCATCCCGATTTTGTCGAGCAGTTCTACCCGCTCCGGTGTGGTCTGGGCGTATGAATTGCCTTTTCTGGCGCTACGCTGTGAGCGTATCCATTGTCCCAGTTTATAACCGTCCGGGCAAACGTAAGAGCAGGGGACAAGTAAATCCCCGTTAAGGTTGTAGAACTCTTGAGCGTGTTTATACCCGGTGCACCATTTTTGTGCTTGTGTCGCTAACGCCCCTGATCGGATTTCTTCCGCTTTTTCTGCGTAGTTTCCTGTGCATCCCGTAAAACTATCACGAGCGCTTAAGGCGTCTTCTAAGGCAGAATAAGAGCCAAGGTAATATTTTGCGCCATCCCGGTATACATTAACCTCCCAGCGCCCGAAACTGTTAAGATGCAGATTTTTGTATTTTACGATGTCTTTTTTATAAGCGTTTTTGGAATTTGCTTTTGCGTAAGACATCCGCAGCCGTTCCCTTTTGCACTCCGGGCCGCACACAAGTCGCCCGTTACGACTCTCGAACTCTTTCCCGCAGACAACGCATCGTTTTATATTGTTGTTTGTGATCTGCACACCCGGGCGCAGCTTCGCGAAGAACTCCGGGAACGTGCCGTTATTCTTTGCGATTTCCGCATCTTTGCGGACTTGTGCGGCCTCCTCCGGGCTTGCGAAAATTCCAAGCGTGTAATTCTTGCTGTTATAATTTATTTGCGTAATCCATTTATCAGTGTTTTTGTATGGATACACGTATTTTATTTTGCTCATGTGATCTCCCTTTTATAGCCGTACAGCTATACAAAATAATAACCCCTTTGCGTTCTGTCGTCAATCCCTGTTATCAATTCGATATTTGACGTTTTAAGGCGGTTTTATATGCCTGTGATAAAATATACCAGAATCACGCTGGAAGCCGTTAAAACGTCAAATAGAAGCCAATACAACTATATATAATTGTCAATGCACATCACACCGGGAAACAAGCCCCGGTGAAGTCCTGGCACAGGTCACGAACCACCGCCGCCCGGAGCGGATGCAGGACACTAGAAAAAGAGCAGCGGTTTTACTGCTCTAAATAGTTTATATTTGCGACCCCGGGCAAATCCCGGAAGAACTCAGAAAAGCCGCCGTCAGTAACATTGTACTGGCGGTCAGATGTCGGAATCATGCGACCGTTTTTTATCTCCATACAGGAAAGTTGCAAATATCCCGGTATTTTAGTGGATTTATGCAGAGCATACCGCATAAAAGACACCGCCCCAGACTGACACCGCGCCGGCGGCAAGTCGTACCAGATCAGTGGGACTGCACCGGAAGAAATAGCATCAAATACTTTTCTAGCGTCCTTTTCTGCCGATTCTTTAATTTTATCAAATTCGGAAAAATCGCCGCTTTTTATGGCATCAATAGTCTGTTTTGACGATGGTTTTATAATTCTATCTATCATATAAAATCCCCTTTCTGGTTAGAAAAACAGGCGGGAAAACCCGCCCGAAATTCGTTTATTTAGTCCAAACAATCCTAATTTCTTTTTACAAACTCGATTTCTGTATAATTTTCCCCGGTCACCTCGTTTACAAATGCCAAAATTCCGGTTCTTGTGAAATCAAAACGCGAAAAATCAAATCCCTTTTGCGCAAGCCTATATTCATAAGAGCGCCCGCAGCCCTCAGAGTCGTAGTATGTGCCGTCGACATGTAACGCGTTAAGTTGCACCACTGGGCACCCTTTTTTATTTGCGTCGCGTCTCTGGTAGCCACCAAAATCCGCAACAACGTGTAGACCGTCCAGCGTGTCAAATTCCGCACGAACTCTGCAATTTGGCACGTCTGAGCCGTTTCTGTAGCCTGTTCCCGTGCATCCGTATTCTACTAATGTTAATTTTTTCATGTTTTTAATCCTCCTGATTTTATTTTAAAAGGCCGCCGGGGAAATGCTCCCCGGTACGCTTGCCGGCCTAATTTTCCGTAAGTCTTTTGAAAATATCAATTGTAAGAGCTGCAAGCCCCCTTTTCTTGTCTGACATATAACCATGTCTTTTACTTCTCAGCGCTTTTTCAACAGTTTTCAAACTGTTTACACCGTAAGATGCGGCTTTTTGAAGTGCCTTGTATTCTTCAGAAGTAACCGGAACAGCTTTCAATGTATTGGGATTAATGGAAAAATCTTCTTTATCTCCCGGGTGGAGTATCTGGCAAATAGGAATATAAAGATCAGTCCCCATGTTTTCACCAATATTCCAAACAAAGTAGTTACCCGGGATTTTCTTCACAATTTCAAAAGTATGTGTATTTCATAAAGATGTAGAAATGATTTTGTTTCCCTCGATTTTTACTGTTGCGTATGCCATATTATTTACCTCTCTTTTTATTTTTTTTGAAAGCCGGCGGTTGCGTTGGGGCTACGGCTTGACCGCCGCCGGAGGGATTAGTCTAAATAATTAACCTTAGATATGCTATATTCTGTTTTTAGTTTCTCAAAAGCGCGTTCCGTAACTATATAATAATTTGTATCGTTTTCCACTTTATCAAGACGAATCCCACGCCCTTTTAGACTTAATTTAGTTGTTAAAAACCAGTGATCACCGTAATAACTCCGGCTTGCGTCAATCTGACATTCTGGCTTTTCTTGCCCCATTTCCGGCGTGTACATATACAACCCGGGAGCGGCAACCAGGGCGGCTGTCTGACTCTCTAATGTCTTTAATTTTTGACGCCCGATTCTGCGAAGTGTCAGCAGTTCGGACTGCGTTATTTTGCTTTGCCTTGCTAATTCTTCAGCGGTTCCAAGGTAAAACTCTGTAGTTTTTACAGTTTCAGAAACCTCGAAGAACTGTTTTAAGTTTATGAATCCGGTCGACTCCTGAACCGGGAAAGGAATGATTTTACACATTGTTTTTTCTCCTTTTCTGTGATATTCTGTTTTTGCTGATATTTTAATGATTTACAATTTATACTGTGGGGGAATCCGGGCTTTTCGTCCGGATTCCTTTTTTTATGACGCCATTTTATAAAGAATCAAGAATCTTAATTCTTCATATTGTCGGGAGTTAATCCCGGTGAAGTCGTTCCCGATCAGGTCCAGGAGCTTTTCCAGCTTTCTTTTTGTGTGGGCCTTTTCAATCTGGGACAGATAGATGTTATATCTCATTTTTTATTTCCTCCAGTCTAATAATAAGCCCTAACTCGTTATTCTTGTTTGATCTTGTGATATAGAAATCAATCACCCGATCATCAAAATATTTTTTGCAGGTCTGAAGCATTTTGCCGCTCATTTCCCATTCTACAAGCTCGCTTTTTCTGCCTTTCTGGATTTCGAAGAAATCACAGTGCATTGTGTTGAATAAGTCTAAAAATTTAATCATGTTTTTTTCTCCGTTCTCCCGGCTCTGCGTCCGGGTTGTTTGCTCTCTGTTGATGGTTATATAATACACTAATTAAGCACTAATAGCAATTGACATAATGTACAAATTAAGCACTAATTATTTATGGCAAATTGTGCATTATGATTAAGCACTAAAATTGTTGACAATTAAGCACACGCATATTATAATGAAGAAAAATAAAGGAGGAATAAACATGGCAGAATTAACAGTAGAAGAAAAAGCAATAAAGAATAGAGAAGCAGTAAAGAAATGTATGAAAAATAAGGATAGAATAAATGTGATCTTACCGCAGGGAACACTCGACAGAATAAACGCATACGGATTAAAAACCAACGCTTTCGCAAGGGAATTAATTCTTGCAGAACTTGATAAAATGGATAGAATGAAAAAAATGTAAATTAAGCACAAATAACTATTGACAATTAAGCACTAATAATATATACTGTAACCATAGAAAGGAAGTGGTTACAGAATGAGTGATTTATTCAATATTCCAGATAAAGACCGATGCGGAGTATACACAATAACAAATAGAAGAACCGGAAAGAAATATATAGGTTCTTCTACACAATTAAAAAAGCGTGCGGAAGTCCACAAGGGAGAAATCGCAAGAGGAAAACACAATAACAGGTCAATACAACAAGATATTTTGAAAAATGATGACTTTGATTTTAAAATTGTAAAAGTTATTGATGAATCAAACTATTTGTATTATGACGAAATTCGAAATAAAATGTATTTAGTAGAGTACAAATTAATAAAATCCGGAATTTTGAACGGTGAAGATTTGTACAATCTCGAAACATTAAAAGTAGTTGATGCAAGGTTGAAAAGGGTACAGGAAGATCAAGAAAAAATATCAAAGAGAAAGCAAGAAGTTTACGATATGCTGAAGCTTTCAAACGAAAAGTTGCTTTATGAATATGCGACTAATAATGATTTTTTTGAATCCAGACTGTTAAAAGAAGAAATCTTAAAAAGAATGAGTTGAACCAATCACACAGCCCCAGGAGGGGCGGAACGGAGGACAAAAATGAGAAAAGAAGATTTGCTTAACAAGAAAAATGAAACTGCTGAAAACTTACAGTGGTACGTTAGAGACGTTATCACAGACGAGGACTTGAAATGTTTTTCAATTCCTCAGCTTGAAAGATTGATTAATCTTGTTGAGCGGGCTGAGGCATTTCGCGAAAAACGTGAAAGTTTTTGTGCATTATCAGTAAATGAAGTGGTACAGAAGAGCACCGGACGAATTGCATATTTTGAAAACTCTGGAGAAATCCGGGAAGAAACTCCCGAAGAGTGTATGCAGGGAGCTGCTCGACAAGGGTATATCAATTACCTGAATGGCAACGAAAAGGCGTAACTAAAACAGTTACGCCCCGCTTGATAAGACCTTACAATCTTATTTTAACATATTTCAACTCAACGTCTCGCCGTTGATCGGGACGACTCCCAGTGAAATCATGGAACACCGGGAAACAACAATAAAAATTGCTGATATCGAAATTATATGTCAGCGCAGGGGAAAAGTCAAGGAGAAAATAAACATGAAATTAAACACATTGTCATATGTCCTCTGTTCCGAGGACACAATTGAAGCTGGTAAAGAATATTTCTTCGGTCAGCTCTGGGATGGAAACGGGGACGGCGAGGAACTTTTGGAGTCCGGAGCAATCGCCGTATACCAGAACGGTGAGGAGTACATTGTTGATTTCGAGATTCTGGAAGCTGCGGAAGATATTTTACAAACCCGTGTTAAAGTTACCGGGATTAACTAGGAGGAGAAAAATGAAAGAATTTGAATTAAAACAGGTGGCGCGGAACAATTCCGAAAACTTCGGATGTTCCAAAGTCACAGCAGCTTGGCTGTGCGGCACAGAAGCCCAGAAAGAGAATTTTATAAGTTCTCTGGGTGAGAACTGGGTGAGAATCCCGGCGGAACTCGTTGACGAAACCGCCGAGCAGAATTTTATTTCATATGCTCGGGCATAAGGAGGAGGAAAAAAGATGCTAGAAAGAAAAATTGATCGAGCAATTGAGAAAGAAGCAATGAAAACCGGGAAGATGGGAACCGAACCGGTGACCGTAGAAATGACACTGACAAGTGGAGAAATCGAGGAGTTTAGAAACCTCGAAAAATATGACAGTAAAAATTATTTCTGGGAAGTTGAGGACAATACTCTTAGAATTTCCTACACCGAAGAAATTTAAGAAAATGGAGGAAAAGAAGATGAAGAAAACAATTGATTTATTAAACAAAGCTGTAAAAATGGGATTTGACAGAGAACAGGCACTTGCAGACATAGACGCAAGTCTTGACGCCGAACTCGAGGAAAGGCAGCCGTTGATGGAGGAAGAAATACCGGAAGACCTGTACAATGGCATCCTGTGCGGATTTGTACAAGAGAGGGAACTGGATCAGAATGATTAAAAGAATATGTTCTGTCTGCGGCAAGGAGTTTAGCGGCGGAAGTGCCGCCGCTAAGTACTGCTCGGAAGCCTGTAGAAATACGCCTGTTTTTACGGACGAATTTAACGGCGAGGTGCACGGACAATTAAAAGTTATAAACGCATATAGGAAAAATAGGCGTTTATATGTTGTGTGTCGCTGTAAATGTGGAAACACATGCACTATGCGCTATGATGCTATAGCGTCCGGGAAAAATGTGTCGTGCGGATGCGTAAACAGGGAACAAAACTATTTAAAACCGGCAGATTTGGCCGGGAAAGTTAACAAATACGGATGCAAGGCAATTAAATATCTGGGAGCTGGCAAAGAGGGTTCAGATTGGTTATGCCAATGCCCTTGTGGGAAGGAATTTAAAGTTCCTGCGGGGCGTTTTTACAAGATTCAATCATGCGGATGTGCTAGACTTAGGAGCTGGGAAGAAAATATTATAAAAGCTCAAAATACAGTAAAAGAGGGGTTTGAGAAAAATACTTCGGTATTATCTATAATGCCAAGAAAAATGTTAAAAAACAATACGTCTGGGGTCAAAGGTGTTTATTGGGATAGAGCAAGAGAAAAGTGGGTTGCGCAAATAGAATTTCAAGGGAAAAATTATCGTCTCGGCAGATTTAACGACATTGAGGACGCCGCGGCGGCACGCAAAGAAGCAGAGAAAGCGCTATTCGGAAATTTCCTCGACTGGTTCCGCGAAGCATACCCGGAAAGATGGAAAAAATTAAACAAGTCAAAAACAAGGAGCGAAAAGTGAGATCAGTAATGATACAAGGACATATGGACGCCGCCCGGTTTTCAATGCCGGGATGGAATGGCAAGCGGGGCGAAATATACCCGCTTCCGCCTTTTTCTACAGTTGCTGGGATGGTCCATTTTCTTTGTCAGTGGGATAGCTGGCATGATATGAAGATATCTGTATCCGGCAACGGAGTCATGAACAAGCCGGAAATTTGCATGAGGTGGCGTGGCGGAGCTGTCGCAGGATCAGAGACAGAGGAGTTTAAGCAGCGTTTTCCGGTCAGGGTAAAATCCGGGAATTCTTTTGTGGGCTGGGTTAATACACCGATTTATGAAAGCGTGGTGTCTGATCTGGACCTGCGGCTGCATATTATGCCGGATAACCAGGAAGAAGTTGACGTAATTTACAGAAAAATCTTAAATCCCCGGACATTTCCAAGTCTGGGACGGCATGAGGACTTGATAAGAATTGACAACGTGCAGGTTGTTGACGTTTTGCCAGCACAGGAAATGACACTTGATATGTGTGCTTATGCACCGGCTACAGTAGAAACGCCCGGAACTGTGTACACAGTTCACAAAGATTATACGATCAGTAAGGGAAAGCGAAGATTTAATGATGTTCGAGCAAAATATTTAGATAGAGGAACGAAAGTAATTACAGATTGTGATAATTTAAACAATCCTTGTTTTTTCATCTGATTTATAGTATTATTTAGACAACAATTACTGATGTAATTGAATGTAAATTTGAAATAGTACTGAATAAGTGCAAATTTTAATATCTCCATTTTGGAAAGACGCAAAATAAGCCCCCGGGACTATCTCCCGGGGGCTTTTGCTGTCTTATTCTGGCGGCGTAACGACGGCGCGGCACTCAGCCGGTAAACAGCCCCACCGCCGAAGTTGTCAAGCAAAAATTTTTTTTATTTTGGGACTTGATTTTTAAAACCGACGTGGATAAAATAAAATCAACGACAGGCGACGGAACTCAGGAGGGGAGCGGTAGCCAGAGCACGAAAAGAATAAGATTTTAACAGCCAGATCACGCCGGACAAGGTGCCGGAAGGTCTGGCTTTTTGTGCGATATATGCCGGAAAATGACCGTATTACAAGATGTATAAATATATAATAACTGTATTTATAATCCCCTCCAAGATTCTAAAGACCTAGAATTTATTAATATACATACTATACAGTACCGTATAGATATATAGAGTTAATAAGAGTAATGTAACGGTAAAAATAAAATTAAATAGACTGTTGACAGTGATATAAAAGTATGATAAAACAGAATTAACAACCGAATAAGCCGAAAGGTAATAAGAATAATAAGACTATTTAAGACGATTAAAACCGAGCAGATCGGAAAGAAGAAAGGGATTTAGAAAAGTCCCGGAATGTATCTGCAAGCGTGTTTTTGTCGTCTTTTTTTATTTCAATTTTTGGAGGTGATACAGTGAAAAAGAGTAATACAACAGTAACAGAACAGGGAATAGAAGTATATGAGAATGATATATACAGGCTTGTGGATGAATATATAAACACTGTGTTACAAGTATCTCCAGAAGAATTTGACACACAGAAAGAATATAAAGCTGTTGTTGCTGATAGTTTTGTAGATATGATCTTTTATATTGCGGATAGAATACCGAAACCAAGTAACGATGATATAGAGTTGCTGGATAATATATTTAATATATTTGTCAGGGTATGTAGCAAATACAATGTGTTGCCAACATTAGAAGTATTTAGCTTTTTAGTTAATATTAATCGGTCAACATTTAGTGATTGGATGCGTGGGGACTATAGAACAAGCTCATCGCATGGCACCACGGTTAAAAAATGGTTTGATATCTGCAAAAATTGTACAGTCAACAGATTGAACAACCAGCCCGGCACAAATGCCAATTTGATATTTGTCGCAAAAGCAGCGTACGGCATGGCAGAGACAGCACCAGTACAAACAGCACAGCAGGACGGCATACCACACCAGACAGCGCAGCAGATCGCAGATAAGCACAGGGCGGCACTGGAACTTCCAGAGATGGAAAAGCCGGAACTATAACAGATCAGAGGCCCGAAGAAGTACGCAGAGGGCGGACAAAAGAGCATGGAAATAGCTTGAATAGTGTAAATTGTATAACATGTACAATATAAAATGACTGTGTTTGTTTAATATGTACACCGATCTATAAAGAAAACTGAAGTTTGTTCCATAGATACATATGTTCTGGCTGAATAACCGTTATCACACATTCCCTTGACCACTGCCGCAGGCCATTAAAAGTCAGCGTTAAACCAGGGAAGCGGGAACCCATGGGGCGGCGGGCTTCCCTGGTAGCGTCCGGCAGGGGACACCGGGAGGGGGTCTATATAAAGCCCAATACGCGCCGAGTGAGTACTCCGAGTTCCCGAAAAATTAAAAAAGTCTCCTCTAACAGCAGGGCTTTAAAATTCCGAAAAAAAAGAGTTCCCCATGGCAGAGATAGTGATTGCAACACGAAAGCCATAAGCCTTAATGGTTTCTCTGCCAGAAAAAAATAAGGTGATACCAAGAAAGGCAGGTATAAGTATGAAGATAGGATATGCAAAAGAGTCAGGCATTTGGTTTCCATTGTCTGCAAAGAAAAAGATACTTTTGAACGAAGAAATTGACACATTTGTTTATGACTCAATAGATGAAAATAATAATTTCGAACATCTTTGCGAAAACATGAGAAATGGTGATTCGTTGATTATTTGCGGAGTTGATGATATTGGAAATACCAAGGATGAAATCGAAGAAACATGGAGACGACTCCGTGATTTGAATATTGAAATTTATGTGCTTACAGCTCCGATGTTGTTTCACAGAGAAAACATGACGTTAGAAGAATCATTTGTAAGAGACGTGTCACTTAGTGTACTTGCTTCTCAGGTTGAAATTGCTAATCAGAAATTAAAAGCAATAAATGATTTATGATAATCACTCACATTCACAGAAGGGTAGGAACAAGATGGAGAAAATAGTAAACAACGATGGATACCTTCGGTCAGGGCTGATGGATATTGCTAGACAGTTGCTGAACATCTGTAACGAAAGTGGTATTTCTAATATTCAGATAGCCACATCACCTTGGAAAGAAGGTGAAGGGATTACACTTTTAGCAAAAGCTGATGATAAACCAATCCTTTCAGTAAGGATGGACACTGCCTATGAAAAAGAATAACCCTCAGGGCGAATCAATCAGAATCCGGCTCACATATCAGCTAGAACGAAAACTTATAGCCGAAAAGAACCGGACCGGCAAAAGCGTATCGCAGATCACCAGAGAAGCATTGGAACAATATTTCCGAAAGAGATAGGCAAAACGCCGACTCAATTTTTCTCAAAAAAATAAAAAAGAGGTTTTTATATGTCAGAAGAATACAGTGAACGCTTTGATGAACTTCGTAAGAATCGAGTCGAGGTAAGCTATCATAAATACGGTCCTGCCAGGAAGAATTTCAAAACCGGGAACGTGCAGGCACTTCCGTCTATGGAACGGTGTATTGAAAAATATAATTCTACCGGAAACACAGAATATCTCGTGGATGCAGCAAATTACCTCATGTTCGAGTTCATGTACCCGCAGCATCCTAAAGCACACTTCAAAGCTACAGATAGTAAGGATAGTGCCGGGATAGTCGGAATCAGCGTAAAGGAAATGGAGGATTTGATGAATGAACAATACTAACTCTGTAACTGTTACGTACGCAGTAGCCGTTCTAAGGCACGAACTTCTGATACATGGAGAAGTTTACAATGGTTTCAAAGCAAGCCTTAAAACAGCGATTGAGAAGTACTGTACATGCGGCCTGCCATTCGAGCCAGAAGAAGAAACTGCCGGTAAGATTCTTGATTTTATGATCGGAGAGGAACAGAAAGAATGATTCTTGCAAAATTCGTAGCAGCTATGTTGGATATTGCATTTTTCACATTGGTTTTAGCATTCCTTATATCACAGGATGAAACCGAAAAGAAAGGCAATCCAATAGCAATGGCAGTATTTATATTGATGGAAATTTGTTTCGCAGTTAATGCAGTTGTGATTTTTAGATTATAAAGGAGGACACAAGTAATGAAATTTTCAGAAGCATTCAAACTTATGAAACAAGGAGCAAAAGTGAAACTTCCGGGATGGGGTGGCTTTTGGTATTGGGACGCAGAAAAAGAAACGATTATGATACAGTGCAGACCTCAGGATAGCGATACTCAGGGAGAACTACTTGACATCAGGGAAACTCAAAGAGTCGAATACACAACTATGAATATGCAGTCTGATGAATGGATTATTGCGGACGAAACAAACTGCCAGGTACTCGGCGGTGAAGCAACATTCTCTTTCGGGGATGCAATTAAGCACATGAAGCGCGGACTTAAAGTGGCAAGAAAAGGTTGGAACGGAAAGAAACAGTACATTCAGCTCGCCACTGGAATTTCATATAAGACTGCTGATAATGAAATTGTAAATTGTGAGCATGATGCAATCGGAAACAAAGCCATTGCTTTTGTTGGAACATCTGGCGTACAGATGGGATGGGTTGCATCTCAGGCAGATATGTTAGCAGAGGATTGGATTTTTGCAGAATAAGAGGAGAACCCAATGTGGTTAGCATTTACAATACAAATTCCCCTGTTCACCATACTGATTGAACGGGTGAAAATACAAGAAAAGCAGAAGCCTGTCGTTCTCAGGTTAGGGAAAGCCTTTGAATCTGACAGGTCGAGGCATCCAGAGTAGCTTAGGTCTGCGTTGGTGAAACTCAATGGAGAATAACTTTTCCCACCCATTGCAAAGTAACTGGCGCGGACTTAACGGTACAAATATAGACATGATGCTTTCTAAAATTTTATAAAATATATCACTCTATCACGAGTCCGGGTAAAATCCCGGACAAATAATGGGCTATCGCCAAGTGGTAAGGCACAGGTGAATACATGACAAAAGAATTGATATATGATGGCAAAACATACATAAATTTTCTTATTGATGAAAATGGAAATGTACTAAACAGTAAAACAAAAAGAATTTTAAAAAAATCAATTTTCAAAGATGGATATTATCATATAACATTACCAATGGGAAAAAGAGGAAAAGTGAAATCGATTAGACTTCATAAAGCGGTTGCGGAAACATTTATTCCGAATCCACGAAAATATCCAATCGTTCATCATAAAGACGAAAATAAATTAAATTGTTGTTGTGAAAATCTTGAATGGACAGACTCAAAAACAAACACTCAATATCATTTAAAAAAATTAAGTGAAACAACGGATTATTATAATAATCGAAAACTCACAAAAGATGATGTCAAATACATAAGAAAAAACAAAGGAACAATAAGCTCAGGAGAATTAGCAAAAATATTTAATGTTTCTAAAACTACAATTTTAAACGCTCAAAATTATAAGCTGTACAATTGATATTAAGAATTATTGGGGGTTGGCGAAGCGGATTAACGCATCGGTCTTTGACACCGACATTTTCATCAGTTCAAATCTGATACCCCCAGTAACATTCACCTGTATTCGCGGGTTCGAATCCCGCTAGCCCAGTCGGACTATATTGTTTAGCCATGATATAGTTCCCCTCCGAATTGGTTCCATCTATCCCAACGGGGATGATTAAAGGGGCTTCAAATGCCCCGGATGGACTCTGCTTATGCAGAACAGCATTTAGACCCTTTGTTGCGACTGAGAGGGCAAGAATCGCAACAGCAGAGGAAGTTACTCTTGAACTGCAATAACCCTCTGCTCAGGAAACTTAGTTCAGTCGGCAGAACGGTCGGCTCATAACCGACAAGTCACAGGTTCGAGTCCTGTAGTTTCCATTTCTTCCATATGCTGTCTATCCGTTTTATGGACAGAAAAAACTGTTGAATGAGTGTATGTGGATTATTTTCATGAAAGGTGTGTAACGGCACAGCCTATTCGATGAAGATGATTCCCCGTTCGGCACAGTCTCTGAGTTAAATTGTCGTCAATAGGTGCACATTGAGGACAGGAAGTTTTCAAGAGGCATATAAAAGGTTTCGTCGTTATCCACAATGACATGAATATCCAAATCCGAAACAACTCCGTGGGACTGGCACGGCATAAAACAGCCTAGTGGAAAGCATAACACGATAAACATATTGCTAACCCGGGGTTTCCGGGTTATGGGAGAATATTCCGTAGAGGTAGCGGGGCAGACTGTAAATCTGTTGCTTAACAGTTCGGGTGGTTCAACTCCATCTTCTCCCACTATTTTGTAAAATAAACAAAATATGAGGATACTGTCCAAGATGTAAGAAACAGTCGGCTTGTGAGCTGCCGGTACAAATATGCTGAAAGTTCACGTATATCGCAGGATAGAGAAGTGGAATCTCACAAGGCCCATATCCTTGAGAACGGCGGTTCGAATCCGTCTCCTGCAACTTAATCCGCTTAGAGTTAAGCTGTTTGTATACAGGTGGTCTATGTCTCAGGTGGATTTACGCTATAGCGAAAGAAGTGAAATTCAGCCCAGATAATGTCTGACCGTTAAAGACGGTGAATATGGCAAGGTAGCTCAGTTGGTAGAGCAGTAAAAAGAGCGTAAGTCATGTCTGTGACTTCTACAGCAATCATTCTTTCATTCAAAATGGTATTTGTCGATGGTTCGAATCCAGCCCTTGCCACTTATGTGATGCTTACAGCAATCATTTGGACATAACTGCTAATTATGAAACCCAAAAGCATCATGAAAATTTATGGGACACTTACAGCAACTTATTCTTAAATAAAATCTCAGGCGAATAACCTATAAATTATTTTATCGTGTCCTGAAAGGAGAAAGAACATGGATTTTGCAAATGCAATGAAAGAAGAAAGTAAGTTTACAAGAACCGAGAATGGCGCAGTTGCACTGAATACCACAAGTGATGCAAGGCTTGATTTATTCGGAACTATTGGTGCATTAAGAGATGCCGATGAGAATAGAATCACTACATTGTTCTCAGAAGCGTATGCACAGGATAAACTCTTTGCTACGAAGATTGCTTTTTACGCAAGAGATATTCGAGAGGGATTAGGAGAAAGAAAAACTTTCCGAACCATTATTCGTTATATGGCAGAGCATCATCCAGAAGCACTTAGACCGAACCTTGATTTGATTGGAGTGTTTGGAAGATACGATGATCTCTACGAACTGATTGGAACGCCACTGGAAGATGATATGTGGAAAGTCATGAAGAATCAGTTCGAGGAAGATTGGAAAAATATTCTTACAGGAAATAGTGCGATTTCATTACTCGGAAAATGGATAAAGACAGCCGATGCGAGTAGCCCAAAAACAAGAAAGCTTGGAATTTTAACTGCTCACAAACTTGGATATTCAGTTTTTGAGTTCAAAAGAATGGTTCGTAGCATGAGAAAGCGAATCGGTGTCGTTGAAAGCCTTATGTCCGCCGGTAAATGGACTGAAATCAAATATCCAGAAGTTCCAAGCCGTGCAATGATGATTTATCGTAGAGCCTTTGTAAAACATGATCCTGATGGATTCAGCGAATTTATCAATAAAGCCGATAAAGGAGAAGTTAAAATTAACGCTTCAACTTTGTATCCATATGACATTGTAGAGAAAATCCTTTATGGAAGAGAAAACAATAAAGTTCTTGAAGCACAATGGAAAGCACTTCCAGATTATATTGAACAGGGAACAAATGCACTGATTATGGCTGATGTCTCCGGCTCGATGTGTGGAAGACCAATGGCAACATCAATCGGTCTGGCGATATATTTTGCTGAAAGAAATACAGGTGCATATCATAATCTGTTTATGACGTTCTCTAGTAATCCGCAGATTGTTACATTAAAGGGTGAAACACTTCACCAGAAAATAAAAAATGTCGAAAATGCAGATTGGGGCGGTAATACAAACCTTAAAGCAGCATTTGAGAAAGTACTTGATATTGATGAAAAGAACAACGTTTCACAAGAAGAAATGCCAAAAGCCATAGTTGTTATTTCCGATATGGAAATTGATTACTGCGGAGATAAGAATTGGTCTTTCTATGACAAAATGGAAAAGAAATTCCAAAAAGCCGGATATGTTATTCCGAACGTTATCTTCTGGAATGTATACAGCAGACATGATGTATTTCATGCTGATGCAAAACGTAAAGGCGTACAGCTTGCAAGCGGTCAGTCGGTGAAAGTATTCAAACAGGTATTACAGAATCTTGGATATAATCCAATTGAAGCTATGGAAAACACAATCAATTCAGAGAGATACGATTGTATCACTGTTGAATGAAATATAAGGTGAAAATCAACTCAGTTTTTTAACTGGCCGTGACAAGCGGTACGGAATGTAGCTCAGTGGTAGAGCAATGGCATTGTAAGCTATGCGCCGCAGGTTCGATTCCTGCCTTTCCGATTCCAATGAACTGCAATCATTGGAATTTTTCTCTTACTTCGTTCGGTTCCAGTGTTTCTCGTTGGGAGATTTATGCCGTTCAAGTCGGCGCACTGGACTTTTTTAAATTGAGGTGTTAATTATGCAAAAAGAAAAGTGTTGTAAAACATGTAAGAAACATGACGATTTTACATGGGTATGTTTCAACGGCGACAGTGAACACTGCGCTGATTTTACGGAACCAGATTGTGTTTGCGAATTTTGGGAGGAGAATAAGCATGAGTGATTTGTCTGAACTTCTTAATAGTGGCGGTCTTATTATAAAAGAGCTGGAAAACGAACCGCCCATAGACCCTATAAAGGTAGCAGATTGGTTGATTGATCGCGGATTAAAAACTGGAATCCGATTATACGGAAAAAGTGAACTTAGACAAATTGCCAAACACCTTTTAATTTATTGTGGGGACGAATAATGCAAATAGCAGGAAAAGAAATTAAAGACGAATGTTCCAGATGCGGAAATATCCTCGAATGCGAGTTGTTCCGTCAGGGACATGGAATAAAACAGGAACGTGAGAATATAGCGAAGATGATTGAATGCCAGATGAAACACAGGGAGAAAAGAGAAAAATGAACGAACTGAAAGTATTGAATGAGCAGGAAGTATTAGGAAAACAGTTTCGAGTATACGGGACGGCAGAGGAACCACTATTCTTAGCAAAAGATGTAGCGGAGTGGATTGAGCACAGCAAGCCATCAGTAATGATTGAATCTGTAGATGAGGATGAGAAAGTCAAAGTAAATAATGTTTACTTTGAAAATAGAACCGGCGGGAATGGAACATGGTTCCTTACCGAGAACGGACTCTACGAAGTCTTAATGCAGTCCAGAAAGCCGATTGCCAAACAGTTCAAGAAAGAAGTTAAAGAGATTCTGAAGACTATCCGTAAGCACGGCATATATGCTACAGACAATGTTATTGACAATATTCTGAATAATCCAGACTTCGGCATCGAACTTCTAACCAAACTGAAAGAAGAACGTGCTGCGAGAGTAGAAGCCGAGAGAAAGAATGCTATTCTGATGCACGTCAACAAAACCTATACCATTACTGAGATTGCAAAAGAACTGGGACTGAAATCAGCAATACAGCTAAATCGGATTCTGGCAGAGAAAAAGATACAGTATCAGGTAAATGGTACGTGGGTGATGTTCTCGCAGTATAGTAATTGCGGATATGAAGAAATCAAACAGGAAGTTCTGGACTCTGGGAAAGTGATCTACCATAGACGGATTACACAGATGGGACGGGAGTTTATTCTTGATTTATTTGAAAAGACAGCGTAATTGAAAGGGGAGATTTCCATGTTTAATAAATTTTTTAATCTATACATAAGATACAAGACCAAAAATCTCAAAGCAATTCCGTTGTTCGTAATGACATTTGACTGGAAGAAATTTCAGAAAGACGGTAAAAAAGATAGTTGCACATTATATTCAATACATCCAGACATTGCAAACGACCCGTTCTTAAAAGAAAAGTTGTCTGAATGCGTGGTTTATATTCGAGATAACTATGACATGGAAATATTTACTAAGCTTTAAGGGAGGATTGTTATGAGAACTGAAGATTTGAAGAGCTGGACAGTAGATCAGTTGAAAGAAGAACTTGTTCGGTTGGCTGATGAGAGAGAAGCGAAGCAACATGAGATTTTAGACAAGGATAATAAAATCAACGAACTTCAGGCTGAACTGGATAAAATGTGCGCTTATAACAATGAGTTAAAAAGACAGGTGGGCGAAAAGGCAGATACACCATTTTACGACGAATCTGCAGAAATCGCAAAATATCACAGACAGCATCAGGACGATTGCATTACGATTAATCAGTTACATACAACACTTGACGTTCTGATTGACCGATATGCGAATCTGAGAAAGATTCATGGGCTGAGCTGATGAGAATTATTTATTCAGGCTCGGACATTGATTTTCTTGACACCACATACAATATCGAGGGAGAGTGCCACCGAATGAACATCCCGACTAGGTTCTATCCAGACAGACGCTTGCTTCTGGCAGGGAATACGACCGTCATATACAACAAAACGGGAAATCTTTCTAAAACATGGAAAGCAGATTACATCGGGGACAATTATTTGACGATTTTGACATTGATCAGAAAGGACAACGGTAAATGAGCATTAAAACAGCACTTGAATCAGAGGGAGTAGACTTCTCTGAATATATGAATATACCCGAACCATGGGACGGATCAGCACAAATTAAAATGGAAAATGGTACAAAATGGGTAATTTGTCCGTTTTGCGGAAAGAAAGCCTTAAAGATTTTCCCAACCACAAAGATTTATCGGATGCCGTACAAATGTAAGGGTAGCAACTGCAAGAAAGAGTTTATGGTGAATGTATAAAAAGGAGAATATCAGATGATGAACATCAAATTAATAGACAGAGATACGGATATTTCAAAACTAAAAATACGCCAAATGGGTTGGGACACTGTAATTAATGGAAAACCGTATTTTGTTGTACAAATAGCAGGATATGTACATACAATTGGCGGCAAATACAGCAATAATGATTTATGGTCTTATCCTAGGGACGAAAAACCAAATTGCAAGAATTTAGTTCAATTCTAAGGAGAACCCGTATGTTGGGGAATAAATTATGCGCCTTACAATTACGCTCGATGCAGACATGGTGAATTTGAAGCAACTACGATTGGCAACGTGTTTATTACCAGAAACGGAGAAAAATTCTGCGGTGTAAGAGGCGGAATTGAACGTGCAAAGTGCATGATTAATGATTTTAATGAGCATCCAATAAACTTAAATGAGATTGATTTCGATAAAAAAGTTATCGGAAGAAAAGTCTGGTGGCGTAGTGAACCAGCTGTTGTATCAAACTATATTTCAAAACAGGCGTGCGTCATATTAGAACCAGATGGAATAAAACAATTTACAACACCAGCAGAATTTGCAGACGAAGGATGCAACTATTATTGTGACGGAGATGTAAAAGCAGATATTCTTGATAAGCATATTTGGTGGTTCAGAGAATGATGGAGGATGCACAGAATGAAAAAGATAATCGTTGCAATAACAGCTTTATCACTGACACTTGGAATGGCCGGATGCCAGTCTGCCACAAGAAATTGCGGCGGAAACACAACATTAGAGTTGGAACCAAACCAAAAGTTAGAGGAAATTACATGGAAAGATGATTCACTATGGTATCTCACACGCCCTATGACTGATGATGATATTGCCGAGACTCACACATTCCAGGAATCTTCTAATTTCGGAGTATTTGAGGGTAGCGTGACTGTTGTTGAAAGGAAAGAATAAATAATTAATCAGAGAGCCAGAAAGGAGTGCCATTATGAGTGACTTGAAGATATTTACAGGGAACATCGAACCAGAAGCGTTAAATCAGATTTATACATTGATAAAACAGCCTGCATTTTCTGAATGTAAAGTACGAATCATGCCAGATGTTCACGCAGGAGCAGGATGTGTAATTGGCTTTACTGCCGATCTCGGAGATAAAGTAATTCCGAACATTGTTGGCGTGGACATTGGATGTGGAATGCTTACAACACAAATTCCTACCGATGTGGGGACAATAGATTTAAAAAACCTTGACAAAGCAATAAGAAACAATGTTCCGGCAGGAAGAAATGTACGTGACGAAATCATAAATTTTGAAGAATTAGAAGAACTTCACTGCTTCCATCAGCTTAAAAATATTGAATGGATTCGCAGGAGCCTTGGTACACTTGGGGGCGGAAATCATTTTATTGAAGTTGACACTGATTCAAAAGGGGTAAATTATCTTGTAATTCACACTGGAAGCCGCAACCTTGGGAAACAAGTAGCTGAAATATATCAGAAAATTGCCATAGAAGACATGCAGGGTACAGACAAGCTCGAAACTGAAATACAAAAATTGGTGAAAGAATACAAGCGTTCTGGCAGACGCAAGGAAATCCAAAATGGTATTGACGAATTAAAGCGAAAATGGAATCCGGACAAACTAGGCATTCCAAAAGAATTATGCTACTTGACGGGTGAACATAGAAAACAATATCTACATGATATGAAAATCTGTCAAGAATTTGCAAGAATAAACAGACGATGCATACAGAGCGCTATATTTTACACTATGAATTGGACGCTCCAAAGAAATACATGGTTTGATACAATTCATAATTATATTGACCACGATACAAACATTGTTCGTAAAGGTGCAATATCAGCTAAATCTGGCGAAAAAGTCCTTATTCCAATGAATATGCGAGATGGATGCATTATTGCAGTCGGAAAAGGAAACGAGGACTGGAATTGTTCAGCCCCGCATGGTGCAGGACGTATTATGAGCCGATCAAAGGCAAAAGAAAATATCTCATTAGAAGAATTTGAGAAGTCTATGAATGGGATATATACAACATCCGTTCAGAAATCTACGATTGATGAAAGCCCTATGGTTTACAAACCACCGAAAGAAATTATTGATAACATCAAAGATACCGTAGAAATAGTTGATATTATCAAACCTATATATAACTTCAAAGCAAGTGAATAATAGTCAAAGAGCCACATGAGAGCCAGACTAAATCCTAAGAAGAAAGGAGGTCTGGCTCTATTTTTATGCAAAAATTCACAGAAGGTTCGATTGAATGGTATCGGGAAATCCTAAATCAAATTATCAATGATAATATGACGGTCTATCAAAACCAGAAAGACTGCCTTGATCTGCTGTTAAATATGAATATTGACCTTCCTTTCAAGGATAATCCAGACGCGCAACAGATGGGGATAAAGGTAAGCCAGTATGCACACAATATCGCAGAAAGGCAAGCTGCTATTACTGGAAGCGGAGATTTTGATGATATTTACTGGAAATATTTGCTGTTGGAAGCACAGAACTATCAAGTTGACAGTGGATTGCTTTATCTTGAAAAGAACCGAATTCCAAAAGAACGATTTTATGAACCACGAAGAAATGTGTTTTTGCAGCATAACATCATAGGTTCATTGCAAGACTTGATGGATGATAAACTTGATATATTTGCGCTGAGCGTACCACCCGGTTGCGGAAAATCTACTCTTGAAGATTTCTTTCTGTCTCTGGTAGGCGGATGGTTTCCTAATGATTTTAATTTATCATCTGCACATAGTAGCATTCTTACCCGTTCTCTATATGACGGAGTTTTAGAAATAATCAATGATCCAGTTGAGTATACATGGCATGAGATTTTTCCGAATATAGAAATACAGGGAACAAATGCAAAAGAAACGACAGTAAACCTTGAAAGAAATGGACGTTTTAAAACATGGACGTTCCGATCAATTGACGGTTCTCTGACTGGTGCTACTCGTTGCAATAGATTCCTTACTGCTGACGACCTTGTGTCTGGCATCGAGGAAGCGCTGAATAAGAACCGATTAGATACCCTGTGGACAAAAGTAGTAAATGACTTGCGTTCTCGTAGGCTAGAGGGCTGCAAAGAGTTTTATATAGCTACAAGATGGTCAGTACATGACCCTATTGGAAAGCTACAGCAGTTATACGCCGGGAACCCTAGAGCAAGGTTTATAGCAGTACCGGCAATTGATGAAAACGGAAAGAGCAATTTTTTATTCACAGTAAATGGGTTCTCTGAGAAGTATTTCAACGATGCTAAAGAGTCCATGGACGAAATCTCTTATAACTGTCTTTATCAGCAACAACCGGTAGAACGTGAAGGATTATTGCTTCCACCAGATAAGCTAAAAAGATTTTTCTTTGGCAAAGAAGACGTTCCCGACGGATGCACGGACGAATACACAATTATACCAGACAAAGAAGCAGATGCGATATGGGCAGTGTGTGATACAAAAGATAAAGGTACAGATTTTGAATCATTACCTATTGCATATCAATATGGGGATAAATTTTTTATCCCGGACGTTGTTTTCGATGATACCACAGATTACGACATCCTGGACAGAAAGACTGCTGATATCTTGATAAAACACAATCCGCATAAAATCAGATTCGAGTCAAATAACGTAGGAAATCGTGTTGCACACAACATTCAAAAGATAATCTCAGGGAAATGCCGAGCGGATATCGAAACAAGACCTACGCAAGCAAATAAAGAGACAAAAATTCTCGTAAACTCTGATTACATATCAAAACATTTTTATTTTTTACATCCGAGCCAGTATAAACCAAAATCCGACTACGGATTATTTATGGGAAATGTGACCACATATACCACAAGGGCAAAAGTAGCTCATGATGATGGCCCGGACAGCTTGGCGATGATGGCAGAGTACGTGCAGAATCCATTAGGCGGAAAAGCAACTGCAATGCGCAATCCATTTTGGGGAAGGAGATAATATGACAACAAGAGAATATTTAGGGCAAATTCAGAAATATGACAAGCTTATTAAAAATAAAAAATACGAAGAAGAACATTTAAGAAGTCTTGCTCTTGGGCTTAAATCGTTCTCATATGGTGAAAAAGTTCAGTCTACTCCGAATCCCAATCAAATGACCGATGCCGTAAGCGAACTTGTTGACATTCAAACAGAAATCAAAAAAATGGTTATTGAATACACAAAGAAAAAGCAAGACATTATTGAAACAATAGACAAGGTGAGCGATATCAATTCAGATTTGTATGATCTGCTGTTTAGGCGATATGTAAAAGATGAAAGGCTTGAAATGATTGCCTGTGAAATGGGATATTCCTATTCTCATGTGAAATTATTGCATTCGAAAGCACTGAATATCGTCAAAAACATTAAGAATTTTGAAAGTTAATACCTGATAATACTGAATAATACCTGCATATATTATATAATATAAGCTGTAAAATAAGCACCGGGAAGAACCCTTGGTGCTTTTTTCATGCAGAAAAATAGGAGGACAGGCAGTGGGGAGAAACAAAATAAACTTTGTTGACCTATGCCAAGGAGAATTTGGCAGAAAAACTGCCTATACTGGCGTAGACCAGATTACTCCCCAGAACGTGGCACAGGTCCTTTCTGATACAATCGGAATCCATAACAGGAATAGAACCCTGATGGATTATCTTTACAGATATTACAAAGGCGATCAGCCAATTTTATATCGTGAAAAACTTGTTCGCCCAGAGGTCAACAATAAAGTTGTTGAGAATCATGCCCTTGAAACAGTCAAATTCAAGGCAGGACAGATATATGGAGAACCTATTCAATATGTCTGTAAAAAGAAAAAAGCGAGTGAAGAAACAAACGAACAAGTTGATAGGCTCAATGATTATCTGGACGAAGCCAATGCAGACGCCAGAAATATTCAACTTGGAATATATCAGAGCGCGGTAGGAACTGCATACAAGGCAATCCTGAGAGAAGATGAATGGACAAAGGATGGAGACTTACCACCTTTCAGAATATTTATCCCATCACCGCAGGATGTATATATTGTTTATTCAAGAGTTACTGGCAAACCAGTGCTTTCCGTCCAGATTTTAAAAGACGAGGACAATCAGCAGTATTACCAGTGTTATTCTTCCAGACAGTATTTCAAAATACAAAATGGAGCGGTAACAGAATCTGGAATCAATGGTTTTGGCGGTATTCCTATCATTGAATATCCAAATAATCACGACAGACTTTCTGACATTGAAATTGCGATCACAATGTATGATGCAATCAACAAATATCAATCTGACAGACTGAATGGGGTTGAACAGTTCGTACAAGCCTTGATGAAATTTAAGAACTGCGAGATTGACGAAGCAGAATTTGTAAAAATGATAAAACTCGGTGCTGTATCTGTAAAAGACGTCGGGAATGGAACACAATCAGACGTTGACTTAATGACTGCTGAATTAAATCAGTCAGAAAGTCAGGTTGCAAAAGATGATATTTACAACAATATGCTGATTGTAGAAGCAATGCCGAATCGACAGAGCAATACCGGTGGAGATACAGGAAATGCAGTGTATCTGAGGAATGGTTGGGATTTTGCAGAACGAGACGCAAAATTGGTAGAAGCATTTACGAAAGAAGCTGAAAAAGCATCTGCCAGAATTATTTTGAATATCATCCGAAAAACTTCAATGGATGTAAATATCTCGACCAGAGACTTTGATGTAAAAATCACCAGAAACCCGACAGATAACATGCTTGTCAAAGCGCAGGCGCTTGATTATCTGTTCAAAAATAAAATTCATCCGCTTATTGCGCTGATTACTTGCGGATTATTTAGTGATCCACAAAAAGTATATGAAATGAGTTTGCCATATCTCGGAACCATTTATCCGGAATTGGCAGACCCAGACTCAGAGTTGCAGAAAGCGCAAGATTTGCTGAATGGCTTCAATAAGGATGTGATTTCAGAATGAGTATTTCATCATACGATGAATTAACTATCAGGCCCAACAATCGCAGAAGTGAACCGTATAAAGAATATTTCAGCAAAATGTCAATATCAGACAAAGAAAAGCAAGAAAGGATAGCTTTTTCTGAACAAATGGAAGAAGTTGTCCTTTATATTTTAGCGTTGATAGAAACAACCATAGAAAGTGGAGAATCAGATCAAGAATACATTCAGACTCAATTTTACGACAAATATCTGGATGTAGTCTTGTGATATATGCTGATTGATTCATATATCAAAGAATATGTTCTCGAAACTTCAAAACAGATTATTGTCACAACATTTTCGCATATCGTCGAGAAACATCCTGATTCAGAGCAGGCCACAGATGATTATTACCTGTCTAATGACCGGGCAATGTTTATTTCAGAATGCGAAGCTAATTCGATACTGAATTACAGACAGCATTCAAAAGCTGTGAAAGCAGGAAAAACCAAAAAGACATGGATAGATGTTGGAGACAAAAGGGAACGAAAGACGCACCTTGAAGTCGGAGGAACCATCCTCCCAATTGATGAGCCGTTCTCGGTCGGAGATAGCTTGCTTCAGTTTCCAACCGATACCTCATTAGGAGCTTCGGCAGACGAGATTGTGAACTGCCGGTGTTCAATTCAATACAGTTAATTTAGAGACGAGTAAAATCGTCTCTTTTTTATTAAAAAATATGCACCCCGATAGCGTAATCATGGGAGACACCTTGAGCTGAGCGAACAGCGTAAAAAAGCGTATTGGTGACAGGAGATTTCAATGACAAGAGAAGATGTAAAGAAGATCTTTCCAGATGCAACCGATGAGCAGATTACTTCTTTCCTGAATCAGTCAAATTCTGATGTGGCTAAGGAAAAAGCCAAAAATCAGAAATTAAAAGAAGATGCAGAAAAAGCAAAAGCGTTGGAAACAGAACTGGAAGAACTGAAAAAGCAGAACATGAGTGAAGCTGAAAGAACAGAATTGGAGCATCAGAAAGAGAAAGCAACAAATGAAAAAAGAATTTCTGATCTCGAATCTGCACTTAAAGCAGCTCAGAAAGACGCTCTGACAGGTAAAATCACTTCTATTTTTGCGAGTGCAGGAATGAAAGGAGATGCCTACGCAGGAGCAATCAAAGCATTTTCAAATATGGATGCCGAAGATGCACTCAAAGAAGCCCAGACTTTTGTTGATGGAATTTCCGAAGTAAATAAATCAACGCTTGATACCGCAAAAGCCGCATGGGAAAAAGAAGCCCTTGAAAACACACCTAATCCGGGTGGCGGTAAATCTGGTGGAGAACCAGAAAAGAAAAGCGAAGCATCTGAATACGCAAAAGCGTACTCAGCAAAAATGTGTCCAGAAAATAAACCGGCAGATGATAATGCCCCAGTAAATATTTAAGAAAAGGAGATTTAGATTATGGCTTTTATGAAAACAGAGCAATACGAATCGACACCTAATATCCTCGAATCCGAGGTAGGACTGGTACTTAAAACCTATACAGCAGAACAGACAAATGCTGAAACCGTTGGAACTAAGAAGATTATCAAGGCAGGTTCTGTATATCCGACAAACGCAACTGGTGCTAAAGGCATTGTGTTTGAAGACGTCGATATGACAGACGATACAAAACGACCGATTTCCGTAATTGTTGCAGGACGTGTTCTTGAAAAAAGACTTCCGGTAACAGTAGAAACCACTGCGAAAACAGAGCTTGAAAAAGCAGGTATCGTTTTTGTAACCACTACAGACCCAGAATTTTAAGGAGGTAACCAGATGCCATTTAATATTTTAGAATCAATCACACAGGAAGAAAGACTTAACTTTTCTCAGGATTTCAGCGTAAAAAGACCGGGCATTCTTGATACTATCTTCCCGGATGTCAAAACCCAGTTCCTGAAAGCTGAATACTACAGACTTATGGCTGGACAGAGACTGCCAGAGGTAGCATTCGTTCATGCGCTTGATACTGAAGCAGAAATCGGAACCAGACCGGGCTTCGAAAAAGTTCTGACTGAAAAGCTCTTTATTAAGAGAAAAATCAATCAGTCTGAGAGATTACAGCAGGCAATTGAAAATGGTGTGCCGGATGACGAGAACTTAAAGAGATTTGTATTTGATGATGCAGCTAACCTGTTTGAAGGCGTTGTTGCCAGAGCAAATGTCATGAAAGGACAGTTCCTTTCTACTGGTTCAGTAAAAGTCAAAGAGAACAACGTGGATATGAGCATTGATTACGGCGTTCCGTCTAGCGCAAAGGTAGAAATGACAGATTGGTCTAAACCGGATGCAGATATCATGGGCGATATCCAGAAGATGGTTGCAATTGCAGAGGACAACGGATTTGTTGTAAACAAAGCCATGACATCCCTTAAAATGATTAACTACATGAGAAACAATACTGCAATGCAGACAGCAGTCTTAGGAGCAGCTAACAAACGCCTTCTGACAAAGCAGGAACTTGCAAATCTGCTTATGCAGGAATACGGAATCACAATTGATCGTTGTGACGAGAAATTTAGATTCAGAAAAGCAGATGGTTCACTCAAAACAGGAAGATACTTCAAAGAGGATGTATTCACTCTGTATGAAGCAGAGCCGAACGGTTCATTTGGTACTGGACTCTGGGGCGTAACACCAGAGGAACTTGAGTACAGACAGTTCATTCAGGAAGAGAATCGTTCCTTTGTAACACTGTCCATGTGGGCTACGCAAGACCCAGTTGCAGTTTGGACAAAAGCATCCGGTATGTTTGTTCCTGTTGTACCAAAAGCTAATGGCGGTATCGTAATCGGTACCAAAGCGGGGGAATAAACGGGCATAGTCTCGATGAGAACAGCCAGTCACCATCTGTAGCAAGTGTTAATGATGCTTCAAAACACAAGTATACAGAAAGCGAGCTGTCAAGCATGACAGTAGTTCAATTGAAACAGCTCGCAAGTGACAATGGCTATGCCCTGACATCGACAAATAAGGCTGGTATTATCTCTGAAATTTTATCTCAGCAAGGGTAGGTGATCTTGAATGAACGAAAAGCTTACGAATGATCTGAAAGAGTATCTATCCGATGATGCGGAAACTGACGGTATGATTTCTTTGTCTGTGAAGCGTGCAATTCGTTCGTTCAAAAAGAAACGCAACTATCCGTCTGGATATACAGATGAAAAAATCAATACTGATATGGAATACTGTTATGATTGTATTTTTGATCTGGCTCTTTATTTCCTTGTGAAACAGGGGGCCGAGTTCCAAGAATCGCACTCTGAAAATTCAGTAAGTCGAAAATGGGAATCCGAAACGGAAATATATATCAATCATGGCGTTTTTCCATTTGCAGGAAGTTTAATTTAATAAGATGGTTGGGTCACGTGGCACAGTATTTTGTCCTCCCGGAGTGCCGCTGGGTTGCTTATATTCAGTAGGGAAAAGCAAATGTTAAGGGAGTGAAGAAAGGAACTGGCGATGGGATGTGAACATGAATGTTTTAATGAACACCGCATAGAAGAACTGGAAAAGAATTTTCAGCTGATGCAAGAGAAGAACTCTGATCGTAGTAAAGAGTTTTATGAGCGTATTGGGGAACTGGAAAGAAAGACAGCATTAAGTGAGAATGACTTGAACCATATCAAGTCGACTGTGGATGAGATGAATAACAATATAAAGACTCTCATGGCAGTCCCGGGAAAGCGTTACGATACAATCATTGTATGCGTTATTACAGCGATTGTCAGCGCAGTTATCGGTTTTATGTTAAGCGGTATTCTTCCAGTTTGATTCCACTTGTAAGGGAGGACGGTGGAAATATGAATTATACAGACTTTTCAGAAGATGAAAGAAAATTTTATTTAAAAGAAGCAGGCTTTGATTCCAGAGAAGAAAAACTGTTTCGATTACGGGCCTATGGCGAAAAGACACTATGGGAAGCATCTGAACTTATGGGGTATAGTCCGAGAACCATAGACCGAATTAACAAAAGAATAAAGAAGAAAATTTCCAAAGTTGCCCCGATGTATTGTCGGGGCTTTTCTTTGTATTATGGCGAAAACGTGACGAAATAGTGACGTTCAAAAACGGAGTTCCTTCCTATATAATATAGGCATAAGGAGAATAGATTATGCCTATGTTAAGAAACCCTTATGAGGGCATATGGGAAAAGTATCGTTCCATAGATGATATGGATATGATTCTTGAATCCCGGATAGGAGGAATAGATTATGGCTTACCCATATTATCCGCAACAGCCAATGATGAACAATCTATACGGACAGATACAGCCGTATCAGGACAGGCTGGCTCAATTGCAAAATAATTATCAGCAGGCAATGCCTTATGGTCAAATACAGATGCAACAGTTACAGCCGGTTCCACAATCACCTATGCTTCAAGGACAGATGGTGGATGGGATTGATACTGTAAAGGCTAAAGATGTGGATATGTCCGGTAATCCTGTTTACTATCCAAAAACAGACGGAACTGAAATTTACAGAAAACAGCTTCAATCCGATGGAAGAAGCAGGATTTTTGTTTACCGACTCGTAAATCCAGATGAACAGCAATCTAAGCAAGATGAAAAGCAGATTGACATTGAAGCAATGTTTAATCAGCTTCGGAATGATGTTTGTTCGGAGATTTCTGAAATAAAGAGTATGTTTCCGACACAGATGTCGGGGACATCGGAGTCTAAGCAGAACGGAGGTAGGCAGAGATGACATTCAACCCAAACGCCATGATGAAAAAGCAATTTGAGAAAATGATTTCTCAGAGGTTCGGAAGTGTTGACAACATGATGAACGATATGAGTAAATTTGCAGGAAATAATCCAACATTGAAGAATGCGTTGGATTTATACAAAAAAGGTGATACAGACCAGTTACATCAAATACAGCAAAATGTATTTAATGAAAAGCACTTATCACCAGATGGAATTATACAAAAATTCCTTGGATTATAACACTTCCCCACAATTGGGTGATTAAAAATCGCTACAATTCGGGACGACAGCCGCGGATGTCTCCTATTGTAAATAAAATTTAAGGAGACTAAAAACATGATGAATGGTTCAAATTACAGTCTTAGTGACATTGCTGCCGCTACAGGCTCTAATAATCGCGCTAATGATATGTGGGGCGGTGATGGCTTTTCACTTATCTGGCTCGTCTTGATCTTTGCTATCTTTGGATGGGGAGGTTTTGGCGGCTGGGGCGGCGGCTTCGGCGGCAATGGTGCAAATGGTGCTGGATTCCAAGGATGGGCAACACGTGCAGATATCAATGAGAGTTTTGCTCTTAACGATATTCAGAACGGTATCAGAGGTATTCAGCAGGGCGTCTGTGACAGCACATATGCTCTTAACAATACCATGCAAAGTGGCTTCAACGGCGTGAACGTTGGAATGCTTCAGGGTTTCAATGGCGTTCAGCAGGCAATTAATGCTGACACCGTAGCCGGTATGCAGAACACCAACGCATTACAGTCTCAGTTAGCAAATTGTTGCTGTGAAACAAGGGAAGCTATCCAGGGCATCAACTATAACCTGGCAACCAACACTTGTGCTCTTCAAAACACAATGAACAACAATACCAGAGATATTCTGGACAATCAGAACAGCAATACAAGAGCAATCCTTGATTATCTTTGCCAGAAAGAGACAGCAGACCTCAGAGCAGAGAATCAGGCACTTAAACTGGCGGCTTCACAGTCCGACCAGAATGCGGTATTACAAGCGGCTATGAACGCAAATACAGCAGAAATTCTCAGACGCACTGCACCACTTCCAGTTCCGGCATATCCGGCAAGTAATTTGTATGGATATTATGGAAACTGTGGATGTGGGGGAAACAACGGTTGTTGCTGATTTTATCATTGAATTAAATTAAAAATTGAATATGTACCGTTCTTATGATATAATAAAATTATCATAGGAGGAACGGTGCATGGTTAATTAAGATTTAATAGGTCAAAAATTTGGGAAACTTACAGTTGAATCTAGTGCAGGAACCAATAAGTGGAAACATAGGTTATAGGAATGCAAATGCGATTGTGGCAATATTGTGATCGTAGACACATCCAGACTAAGAAATGGTCACACAAAAAGTTGTGGATGTTTACACCCAAAAGCGGAAGATTTAACAGGGAAGCGTTTCGGAAAATTGACCGTAGTAAAGAAAATAGGCAGGAAAAATCGTTCTAATTATTGGCAATGTCATTGCGACTGTGGCAATGATGTCAATTGCTATCAATACAATTTAATGAGGGGAACAAGTACATCTTGCGGATGTTTACGCAGTTATTACTCAAAACAAAGTAGAAACTGTCATGGAGAATCAACCGGAATTTTGTATAAAAAATGGTCTTCGATTAAAACAAGATGTACTAACCCAAATGACCCGCACTATAAAGACTATGGTGGACGTGGAATTAAATTGTGTGATGAGTGGCAAGAATATTGGCCTTTTAGAGAATGGGCTTATGCGAATGGATATCAAGAAGACTTAACCATTGAGAGAAAAGACGTAAATGGAAATTATTGTCCCGAAAATTGTTGCTGGATTACTGGGTTTGAACAAGCCAGCAACAAAAGAAGAAGTGTATTTTTAGAGTACGGCGGTAAAAAGCAAACAATTTCTCAGTGGAGTAGAGAACTTGGAATAGGAAAAGAAACCATTGCGTATAGGGTACATGCCGGATGGAGCACGGAAGAGTGCTTATTTGGTAAAAAGAACAGAACTGGAAATTCTAACCCTAGAATGAATATCCCTGACTATTTATCTTAAAAGTAACAAAAGTTGTTGAACTCACCCTTAGAGGTTGACTAAATTCTAAGAGGTGGGTTGCGGCTCACCTCTTATTTGATTGAGAGGTATAAAATATGAGTTGTAAAAATGTTTGTAAGCTCTGCAACCATCTTGTAATCAGCCAAGCCGTTGCGTTTACAGGAGGTAATCTTGTAATCACACTTCCGGCAGGCAGTTACAATAACGGAGAGAAATATTGTATTGTTGTTGCACAAAGCATACCGGAAACAACCACAATTTCTGCTCCGGTAGTAATCCAGGTAGGCACGGGAACAACCTTGTATCCATTACAGAATCGTTGTTGCGCACAGGTTACAGCTTGTGGCATAAGAACCAGAACAAAATATGCAACCAGAGTAGCTACAAGTGCAACTGGTGGAGTGTTCAAGATGTTAGGAAACCCAGCTTGTAGTCCGAGTAACAATTTAACAGCAATTAATGGTACAGCCCCAACGACAGACACACCTGTTACACAGGCTGCCAGAAAGGGGGCAATGTAATGCATAAAGTTGCAATGGAAATGGGAAAATGGGCCATGGAGAAAGCTAAAGCACATGGTTTTGATACTCTCAGCGCTCAAGACTGGGACGATTTGAAAGACTGCATGGAAGCTGTAAAGTGTGCGATTTGTGCAGATAAGGATTACAGAATCGTAGAAGCTATGGACGAATGCGAGCAGGAAGAGAAATATCTTGGACGCATGGGATATGACAGATATCGTTATGCAAACGGCAGATTTGCACCAAAAGGCAGAGGAAGTCGTATGGGATACAAGCCATATCTGTACATGGAAGATGATGACTGGATGAATGAATATCTGAATAATCCAGAATTTGAACGCAATATGTACCGCATGGGATATCACCCAGAATATTCGGACAGGAATATGGGGAATGATGGCATGAATCGTCAGCAGTCCAGATACGGTGAAACATATGACAGATACAGTGAGAATCGTAGACATTACCATGATTCCAAAGACGCTGAATCCAAGAGAAAAATGGATGATTCCATGAAAGAGTATACAGAAGATATCATCCGCAATATGAAAGAAATGTGGGATGATGCAGACGCATCAATCAGACAGCAGATGAAAACTGACTTGACACGTTTCATACAGCAGATGAATTGAACATGAAATGAAACTTGCCCTTGTTACAGAAATGTAGCAGGGGCTTTTTAGTTGAGAAAAGGATGGTGATAAGCCATGCTAAGACAATTTTATATGAACGGCGACCTATGGAGAGTACAGTTTGTGTCTCCACACGACAGCGTTTTAATTGACCGTACAGGCAATAGAACCCTCGGGGTATCGGATTATTCCACTCATATTATTTCAATCGCAAATACCCTGCGTGGAGAGATTCTGAACCGTGTGTTTATTCATGAGTTAGGGCATTGCGTAATGTTTAGCTACGGTCTATTACCAGAACTTCATCACATGGTCAAGAAACGGTATTGGGTGGATGCAGAAGAATGGTGCTGCAATCTTCTGGCAGACTATGGACAGTTTGTTATTGGCACAGCCAGAGACATTTTAGGAAACCAGTTTACATATGTGGCTCCTATCGGGGCAGAAAGGATGATTGCATAGATGGCAAAAGCAGAAAACACAGTTATTTTTGATGGAATCAAGTACAATCCCGGTGACGAATTGCCGGATTTAGGCAGTTGGGTATGTACAGACGCAAAAGGCATGGTTCGTGATTACGAGGGGCTTTCAAAGGACGTATCAAAGCTCCCACATTATGTACAGAGTGGTTCTTCGGCGTTGTGCCTTGATACTTCTGAATTATACGAATATCACAAACCTACCGATACATGGTACAAACTGTAAAGGAGAAGCGCATATGGCATTAACAGCAAAAAAAGTATATGCAATATTAAAACGCCAGATTTCCGATATGGAAGCAAAACTGAACAGCCCTGTAAGATACAGAGGTACAGTTGCGACTGCTGATTTGCTTCCATTAAATCCAGACATTGGCGATATGTACAATATCGAGTCTAAATCCATTTACGGCGAAGCAGGAATGAATGTGGCATGGAACGGCGTAGTTTGGGACACCATGGGCGCTCCAATTGATATGTCACTGTATCTCACAAAAGAAGAAGCAGAGGCGGTAATACAAAGATTAGTTACGGAGTACTTTGAAAAGAATCCAGTCAAGCCCGGAGCCACGACAGAACAGGCACAGCAGATTGAGCAGAACAAGACGAACATTGCTTCACTGAAAGAGGAAACTAGTTCGCTAAAGAAAGATATATCCAATAAAATCACCAAATTCTACGCCAGTTCGAAAGGCGAAACTCATCTTGCTGATTCTGATGACGGAAAGATTATGGATATGATGCTGTATGGGAAGTCTGAGCAGAAACAGTACAGTGGGAAGAATCTGCTAAATTATGATGCATGGAAAGACACGCCTATTACAAGAGGAACCGCGATTTATGAGAACAATGGAATTACTCTTACGGCTACTGGGAGGGACTGCTATTCTGAAATGGGAGAGAAGTTTCCTGATAATGCTAAAATCAAAGTAAGTGAGGGCGAAACTCTTACTTTTTCCTGGGAAGAGAGTGAAAATAAAGAAGGTTATATTTATATTTTTGGAAATGGAATAGCAACTAATGGGGTTAGCACCGATAATAGAACATCAAAAAAACTTTCATATACTGTCCCAAGTGGGGTTACATTTATTACATTCAGGTTTGGCGTAGTCACGACAGGGGATACCATCAGCTACAAGAACATTCAAATTGAAAAAGGTTCTGCCCTAACCGCCTACGAACCCTACACCGGTGGCATCCCAAGCCCAAGCCCTGATTATCCGCAGGAGATTAAAAGCGTGGTGAATCCGACTGTGAAGGTGTCAAACGAAGATGGAACACAATTTAAGACCGTCACTCTCCCATACACGTTAAACGCTATCCCTGTAAGCTCAGGCGGTAACGTCACAATCGACGGTCAGCAGTATATTGCAGATTATGTAGATGTGGAACGGGAAAAATTGGTGAGAATGGTTGATGATGTAGAAGCGAAAAACTATACATGGGATTTATATCCTGGTGGAAATAATATGCCTAGACGCTTTGGAATGAATGATACAATCAGATTTAATATGCCAGCTGATATCAGAATAATGTCTTCTCATTTTAAACAAATAGCGGCGAATACCAGAACCGATTTATCAACTTGGTTCCAAACATATTATATTGCAATAACCGATATGAATGAGAAATGGAAAAATTCTGAAGCATTAATTCAATGGTTTTCAGAAAATAATGTGCATTTTTATCTGCCTTTAAAAACTCCAACAGAAATCGACCTCACACCCGAAGAAATTGCCGCATTCAAAACACTCGTAACATACTACCCAACTACAAATATCAGTGTCAATAGCGAACAGCTTGACGGATATACAGTATTCAATTATCCAATAAGTATGGCAAATGGGTGGAATTATGTCAAAAAGCAACTTAACGATAACCGTGACTACATCTACGACATGGACATACAGAGCGCAGAAGCCTATGTCAACAGCGAATATGCAGTAGCATTAACAGAATTGGAGGTATGATTATGTTATATAGAACATTGTTAAAACTTAAAGAGAGAAACGGTCTGACAGACGATTTAAAGAATAAGATTGATATTTTCTTCGCAACGGGCAGGATTACTGAGGAACAGTATAATGAGCTGATGGATGTTAATAAGGAAGAAGAACCGAAAGCGGAAAATAATTAACTGATGGAAGCTTTATGACTAAATTCTATGACTAATCTATAACTTTCTATGACTAATTTTATCTGATATTTAGCATAGCTTTAGTTAATCAGTGCAAAGTTAATTATTGACTATTGGACACCAATAATATATAATGAGTATAAATTCATTATATGGAGGTGAGTTCGATAAAAGTAGAAAGAAATATCATGATTAACAAAGCTGGTGGAAACGCAGGCAAAGAATCTGTCAACTATAAAATATCACTTCCGTCAGAAGCAGTTCGGATGCTCGGTATTACCAAAGAAGACAGAAAAGTAATTCTCGAATATGATGAAGAGAAAATAACAATCAAAAAAGCATAATAAAAAGGAGTTAGGCTCCCGACTACCAATCAAAAAACCTAACTCCAACACCACAAAGGGTACAGTATTATTATAACATGGTACTCTCCCTTTGTGAACCCAAAAGGAGGGTATTTTTTATGAGAGATAAATTCGTGAATGGGTTCATGACCAAGTTGTATGAAGAAATTCCAGAAGAATATCTTGAAACAGTCAGAAACAAACTGGCGTTGTATGTAAATGATTTTGATATTAGCCAAAGAGAAACAGCAGTTGTAAAGTATACTGGATATTTGCCAGATTTCTACAAAACTTACATTGTAAGTAGGAAAATCGAGGGTTTGAGTAAAAAGACTCTCGAACTCTACAATCTTTATCTGGATGATTTCTTTTTTACAGTCAATAAAAACGCAGAAGACATTACTGCAAATGACATTCGTGTATATCTGTATAACGCTCAGGAAAGCAGAGGATTGAGTAATCGAACACTTGATAGCAGAAGAACTGCCATACACGCTTTCTTCGAGTGGGCTGCAAACGAGGGATATATAGGCAAGAACCCATGCAGAGTTATCAAAAACATCAAATATGAGCGTATCGAGAAGCAACCTCTGACAGATATGGAATTAGAGAGAATCAGGCAAGCTTGCGAAACCGTACGTGAAAGAGCACTAGTTGAATTTCTGTACAGTACCGGAGCTAGGATTACAGAAGTATGTGGCGTAAAGAAAGCAGATATAGACTTTTATAAAGGCGAAGTGGTTGTTTTGGGGAAAGGTAATAAGCATAGAACAACGTACCTAAACGCTCGATGCAAATTACTTTTAAAACAATACTTCGCAATTAGAGATGATGAGTCGGAATATCTTTTCGTAAGCGAAAGAAAGCCACATAAGGCACTCAAGAAAGAAGCAATCGAAAGAATCGTACGAATAATCGGTGAGCGAGCAGAGCTTGATAGACCTCTAACACCGCATCTATTTAGGCATACTCTTGCGACTCTTATGCTTCAAAGAGGCACGCCGATCACTGAGGTGCAGAAGATTCTTGGACATGTCAACATTAACACGACAATGATCTATGCAAAGGTATCTGATGAAGATGTAAAAGTGTCTCATATGAAATATGCAATATAAATAAAAAGACTCTTTTTGAAGGGAGAAAACGCTATGAGAGGATTGAAACGTCAAAAACAGACAGTGTATTGGTCAAGGGTAACTGAAGACCTTGACGGGATAGACACAATCAAAACGTACCAAAAGCCAGAATTGCATCACCTCTCCGTATCTGCGACTGCCGGAACGCCAGAGGAATTATCCGCCGGTTATATCCCGGACTATGACAGGTACATCACAAACTTTGACCGTGGCTTCAAACCACAGACCGCAGATGTATTCTGGATTGATTGCAAGCCAGAACTGACCGACGCAGGCGAACTTGTTTTAGGTGAAGATGGAGAGCCTACAGTCCCACCAGATTACCGCCTAAAAAAGATTCTTGATACCCAGAAAGGCAATGTGGCACGATATGGCATCAAGTATATAGGAGATGGCTCAGATGGCGAATAAGACTATCAAAATGGAACTGTCGCATAAATCTATACAGGACACAATAAAGCAGCTCAGAGCGTATCAGAAGTCACTTGCAAGCAAGAATGAAGAGTTTGTCCGCAGGCTGGCAGAACTTGGAATCCCGGTCATAGATGAAAACATAGCATTGGCACAAGGCGATTCTGACAAAAACCATAACACCTATATCAGAATTAATAACTTTGGTGGATATTCTCAGGCAACACTTGTGTGCGAAGGCTCTGACCTTTTATTCATTGAGTTCGGGGCGGGCATTCACTACAACACTCCGGCGGGAACCAGCCCACATCCAAAAGGACAAGAATTTGGATATACAATCGGTTCATACGGACAGGGGAATGGAAAGAATGAATCGTGGGTTTATTTTGCCGATTCTGGCGAATGGGTACGCTCTTACGGTACCGAAGCCACCATGCCGGTATATAAGGCAAGCGTAGAAATCATGCAGAGCATCAGAAAAATTGCAAAAGAAGTGTTTGCATCATGAAAGTTAATACCTGATAATACTGAATAATACCTCTGTCTTTGATATACTATAACATATAAAAGCATCTACCTGAGCGGTGGGTGCTTTTTTCATGCAAAAAAACATAGAAAAGGAGAATGTAAGCATGTTAGTAGAAACAATGATTATCAAAAAAGTAGAAACGAGCATTGTCACAAGCCTAGATGTCGCAGAAACTTTTGAAAAAGAACATAAAAGAGTATTGCAGGACATTAGAAATTTAGGATGCAGTGAAGAATTCGGACAGCACAATTTCGTGCTTTCCTCATACACAAGCATCCAGAATAAAAAACAACCTATGTACTGCATGACGAGAGATGGATTTACGCTTCTTGTTATGGGATACACTGGCGAAAAAGCCATGAAGTTCAAAGAAGGATACATTCGCCAATTCAATGCAATGGAAAAAGTTCTTTTAGGAAAAATCAGAGAACGAGACAAAGGCATTGCAGTAAGACAAGCGTTGACCAATGCACTTAAAGAATCTCAAGAAAACGAGAGAATGCACGGTCATGCATATTCGACATACACAGATATGGTATATCGTACATTGTTTGGCAAAACTGCAAAACAACTTAGAGAAGAAAAAGAAATTTCTACTAAAGACAATCTAAGAGATTTCCTTACCGAAGAAGAGCTAAAAGCTGTCCAGTCAAAGGAAATGCTTGTTAGTGGTTTGATTGACTGCGGATGGGGATATTCTCAAATAAGAGATTTCCTTAATACCAGTCTCAGAATATGTTAGAACAGGCGGTGTGATATAAAATGCCAGACACGATTAACAACCCAGTATCAGAAGTATTTTCTAGGTGGAGCAAAGATATTCAACCAACAGTCGGCAAAGGCAATTTTTCCATGGAAAAAAGCCAGACAATAGCATCTGGTAAAACAAAATACGCCAGATTGTTCATGATGGGGAATCCCACGCAGTCAACAAGTCTTGAAGGTCACGAATGCGCAACAGTTCTTTCATTTCAAACGGAAAGTTACGCATCTGGGACAAAGGCTTTATCGACTGCATACGAAATCGACAGCAAAAGTCATCAGGCTATGGTTTCGATGGGCTTTCGCCGGACATACGGGCCGGAAGAAGTCGCAAACTCCGAAAAGAGTTTCAAACGAATCATAAGCCGGTACAGCAGAATTTATACCGGGCAATTATTGGAAGCGTAACAGCTTCTATTTTTTATACCAAAAAGAAAGGAGAGTGTCCTATGAGTAAAGATAAATTACAATGGCTGAAAGCTGCGGGAATCAGAGCTGTTAAGACAATTGCTCAGACAGCAGTTGCGACAATCGGAACCGCAACAGTCCTTGGAAGCGTTGACTGGAAGATGGTCGTATCCGCGTCCGTTCTTTCCGGCGTTTTATCCTTGCTTACATCTGTAGCAGGGCTTCCGGAACTGAAAACAGGCACAGATGAATAGAAAGGACGGTGATCCTTTTATCTCCCGGGCACAGGGTTACGTGTCAGAGCCGACAAGGCTCTTTTTTAATGTGATTTTATAGCTGAAAAAGCAGAAAGGAGCCGAATATGGCAGCAACACCAGCGATTGACCTCAGTACCATTGGCATGAAGGTCGCGATTGCATTCGAAACTATAGCGGGCACACGCCCAACAGAAAAATATTACAATTTACAGAAACCAAAATCCATTCCGGATATGAACCCGGAACCTGATACTATCGACACCACATCTCTGAACGCAACAAAATACAAAACATCCGTTCCGGGACTTCTCGATTTATCGGGAGCTATGGGATTTACATTTGGTATGTCTCAGGTGTTCATTGATACTTGGGAAAACATCTGTGGAACATGGGACAAGAACAAAGCAGAAGGCAAAAGACCTTGGCTGGAAATTTATCATCCAGACCTTACAAAGGCTTGGTTTATTCCGATTGTACCGTCAAGACTTGGCGTTCCATCTGCCGAAGTAAATGCAGCATGGGAAGTTACTGCAAACGTAACAATTTCAGATGAAATCAAGATTGAAGACAAAATTGAGCCATCTGATGAAGATTTTCCATCTCCACTCGGGGGCTGATAAACATCCCGCCATTGAGTCAAACCTATGGCGGGAATTTCTATTTTAATTTGGGAGGACATATAATATGACAAAATTAACAATTAATGGAACTGATTATATTATCAAATTTGGTTACAATGCGTTCTGCGATACAGATCTTATGGAAAGAGTTCAGGACTTGGCAAAGCTTTTTAAATCAGCAGAAATCGAAACAGATGGAGACGTTTCCGGAATTGGAAGAACTAAAGACTTATTCTGCGTAATCAGGGAGCTTCTTTTTGTTGGATTTAAAAAATACAATCCGGCAGAATCATTGCAGGAAATTGGAAATTTACTGGATGATTACAAAGATGAAGAAACCGATGAACCAAGAGGACTCTTACAGTTGTTCGGCATTCTTGCCGATGAGCTTATGAACGCGGGTTTTTTAAACGATATTCTTCAGAATCCGAATCCGGAAATGGAGAATGGAGCGAAAGCACCACAGGATCACAAGAATCCAGCCAAAAAGTAAAAAAAATTCAGAAACCATTTAGCCGATATGTTATGGAAGATTTACTTCCGTTCTATATTTATAACGGAGTTTCAAAAGCAGAGTTTATGGACTCTGAACCCAGAGAGCTGGAATGCTACGATTTAGCATATAAGTTTTCTGAGGACAGAAAGAATTTCCACGAACATATGCAGGGCGTGTACACTGTAGAAGCTCTCAAAGCTACCGTGTGCAATATGTTCAGAAAAAATGGTCAAGCACCATATGAGTATCCGGCAAAGCCGTTCCGAATCTTCCCGCTCACCGCAGAGGAAGAAGAAGAGAAAAAAGAAAAGGAATTGCAAAAAGCAATTAATTATTTTGATGCGCTTGCTGCAGATTCTAAGAAATATAAGAAAAAATAAAAAAACGGGACAATTATGTTTTCCGATTTAAAATCGGGAAACTCAAACTGTAGAAAACTAGAGGGAGGGGACATTTTTGTCCCCTCTTTTTTACTATAAATATTTTTTGAGAAGGGAGTGAGAATATGGCGGACAATACGATTGATACCTTGGCGATACAAGTCAGCAGTGACGTTTCCAGTGCGTCAAGATCAATCAATGATTTGTGCAATAAATTCGACCGATTAGACAGCTTAATGTCCAAAAGCGTAGGCTTGATGAGGAATTTTTCTAAATCTATCGGTACTCTCAGTTATGCTGTGCAATCTATCAAAAGTATTGATACAAGTAAGTTGAATAGCATGGCCGCACAGCTCGAACGTCTCAGTAAAGTGAATTTGAGCAATCTTGAAAACAAGAATCTCAAAGTAAATGTAGAGATTAATTCAGCGGACATGTCCGAAAAATTGAAATATTCTGTTGAGAAATCTTTAGAGACTACCAGAATAGATGCATCTGCATTGTCCAAACAGCTTGTAAGCGCATTTGAATTAAAAGGCGGTGCCGCTTCCAAACTTCAAAGACAGATAGATTTGTTGGCACAACAGCTTACAAATTCATTTGACGGACAAAACTTCACAGCCGGTGACTGGGGAAAGACTCTGGATGATATTGCAAAAAGCATTGAGCAGAGCGGGAAAGTCGTAAAATCCAATCTCGGAAGTTATCTGGATGGTGCAGAACAAGAGTGGCAGGACTTTTACAATTATTTCAAGGGCAAAAAAATCTACGTTTCCGATATGCTCAAAGTAGACATCGGAAAAGGCGAGTTCAGGGAATTATTGCAGAAATACCTTGGAAATATCACAGTTGATGCGACAAAAGGAATTAACCTTAACTCAGCATGGGGAGAACTATCAGAAAAGTTCCCTACATTGATTCCAAAGAATACCATCAACGACGCAGATCAGTTGATAACCGTTCTGGAAAACCTTAAAAAAGTCAGGGATTCCATCAAACCAATATCAATTCAGGCTTTGTCTGGTTCAGATGCGGCAATGGCATCGGACAGGGTGTACAGCTCGGTAAATGAGTTAGGCACGCAACTCGGTGCGTCAATCCAGAGGAACATTGCGTCTGCCATGGAGTCTGCAAACGGTCAGATTCCAATTGACGTAAAGATTAATGAAGAAAAGATTGCCAGAGATATTAGAAATGCCATCAACAAGGCATCCACGCTTACCTATGACCCGGTAAAAGTAAATCTTTCAATTAATACGGATGAGCTCAAGAACAATATAGAAGCAAAATTGAACGGTCTGGATTTATCGACAGTAAACAGCCAGTTACAGCAGTTCACTCAGTCCATGAGCACGCTTGGAAGTCTTAATCTGAAAGATAGTGGATTAAATTCGTTTGTAAATTCTATCCGTAGATTGAACGAAACATTAAACTCCACAGGTGATGTGTCTGGAAAGATTCAGAACATGATTTCCGAATTATCTGGTCTTAGCAGTATTCCGGACGTATCAAACAATGTGAACCGGTTTGTTTCTTCACTGGCAAGATTGGCAAATGCCGGTGGTTCTATTGATGCAGTTACATCAAAACTCCCGAAACTTGGTGAAGAACTTGAAAAAATCGTAGGCTCATTCTCTGAAATAGGCAATATTTCTCAGCCAATTAATACATTTGTTCAGTCAATATCTCAGTTGGCAAATGCAGGGGATAAAACTGGAAAGACAGCAACTCAGCTTAATGATCTGGCAAATAGCTTAAAATCATTCTTCCAGACGATGAGTACCGCTCCTAGAATCAGTAGCAGTACAATTCAAATGACTCAGGCTATTGCTCAGTTGGCAAATTCTGGGGCGAATGCCGGTAGAGCAGCAAGGTCTACTGCAAGTGCATTTTCAGGATTGGGGCAGGGTGCGGCTGCTTCTACAGGAAAGGTCAGAAAACTTGGCAATGCAGTCGGAAACGTAGGAAGCAAGGCAAGAAAAAGTTTGCCTAGCATCATGTCTCTGGTGGCAAAATTCTGGACGTTGAAATTTGTTGTTGGAAAATTTGGAAGCGCAATTGAAAGTTCCATGAATTTTCTCGAAGATTACAACTACTTTCAAGCAGCGTTTCGTCAGGTAGCAGATAAAGCAGGAGAAACTTGGTCAGAGGCAGGCTATGATTCTGCGGAAGCTTATGCAAATTCATTTAGTAATAGAGCTAGAGAACTTACATCCAAAATGTCTGGGTTCGATGTTTCCGATAATGCAATTCTGACCGCAAATAAATCAGGTAAATCACTCGGTATGGACCCGTCCATGCTCTTGAATTATCAAGGCCAGTTTGCACAGTTGTCGTCCTCCATGGGAACAACTTCTGAACAGGCATTAAAACTGTCGAATGCATTAACCATGATCGGTGCTGACCTTGCATCTGTTAAGAATCTTGATTTTAGCACAGTTTATGAGAACTTGTCCTCTGGATTAGTAGGTATGAGCCGTGCTGTAGACAAATATGGTGCAAACATTCGTGTGGCAAACTTACAGCAATATGCGGCAAATCTTGGTATACAAACGTCTGTTTCTAATATGGACCAGGCAAGTAAGGCAATGCTTAGAACGATAGTAATACTGGATTCCACCCGGTACGCATGGGCGGATATGGCAAATACAATCAATATGCCAGCCAACCAGTTACGTATACTTCGCGCAAACTTAGTATCTTGTGCCAGAGCATTAGGGAACATCTTTATGCCTGTAGTTGCGGCAGTGTTGCCATATATCAATGGTCTTGTAATCGCATTCCAGAGACTTTTGACATACATTGGTTCGCTTCTTGGAGTTGATACCAAAATCGGAAAAATGTTCGGTTCTATCGGTGGCGGAAGTGAAAATCTCTCGAATGCACTTGATTCCATAGACGATTCTGGAATTTCGGACGTAGATGATGCTACAAAAGATGCAAATAACAATCTGAAAGATGCGACTAAGAGCGCAAAAAAATTAAAACAGTTCCTCGCATCCTATGATGAACTTGAAATTATGAGCAAAGACGATAGTTCTCTGTCTGACCTTGCAAATTCTAAAATTAAAGCGCCAAAAATTGACACATCTGCAATTGACGCAGGAATCCTCAATGATGCACTGGATAAACTTTTGAACGAATACCAGAAGAAATGGGATGCCGCCTACAATTCCATGGAAAATAAGGCCATGGCATTCGCAAATAAAGTTACAGACACATTTAAGAAACTTGCAAAAGCCGCAGAACCTACCACAAAAGCACTGAAAAATCTCTGGGACAATGGATTGAAACAACTCAGAGATTTCACATGGACAGCATTAAAAGATTTCTGGAATCATTTTTTAGTTCCGCTTGGTAAGTGGACACTTGGGGAAAAGGGATTACCACGACTTATCAATGCTTTTAATGATTTCCTTGTGAAAATCAACTGGGATAAAATCAATGCTTCCCTTGTGCAGTTATGGGATGTATTAGAGCCATTTGCTGAGAATGTCGGAACAGGATTACTTGATTTCTTCGATGATTTTTTTGACAAGGCGGCAGATGGAGTTAATAAACTTCCTGATCTGGTTGACAGGTTCAAAGAGTTTATCGCAACATTTTCGCCAGAACAGGCACAGTCTATTGGCTATTTCCTCGGACAACTCCTGACAGCTTTTGCAGCATTTAAAGGACTTACATGGTTCGGTGGCATTTTCGGTAAAGAAGGAGTGATAGGCAAAGGAATCACCATGTTAGCAGCCCATCCATATGCTTCGATAGCGGCAGGACTTGGTCTTACTGTTGCCGCACTTGATAAATTCGGAGTGATTGATGTTGATTGGGACGGGTTATGGACAAGAATCGGGAATCTTAAAGACGTAATTGTGAATTTCATCAAAAATATTAATTGGGATTCGTTAATAAAAACAATCGGTGATGTATGGGATGTATTCCAGCCATTTGCCGAGGGATTCGCAGATGGATTTATCAGCTTTTTCGATATAATGCTGAACGATATCGGCGCCCCCCTGATTAACGCATTAGTAAGCGCCTTAGATGCTTTCGCAAAAGCCTTAGGAAAGCTTGACGATAAACAGATAGAAGCTCTTGGCGAAGCTCTAGCACGGTTTTTTATTATAAGAGGGAGCATTAATTTTGCTCGAAACATATACAATGTAGTTAGCTCTATCAGCGCACTCAGAACAATCTTCGGTGGGTTAGGAACGGTTCTTTCCACAACCAGTGGTGCATTGCAGGCATTCTTTGGCTCTGGGCTAGGTTCTACACTTGTAGCAGGATTCGCAGACAGTATGGTTGTCTTAGGAACTGCAATAGCAGGATTCAATCTCGGAAAATGGATAAGTGTTAATCTATTCGGGGGTGAAGATAAAACTTTCGGAGAATTTCTGGAAGATAACGTATTTGGGTATCAAAAAGGAGATTTTACCGGTGCTATCAACGAATGGATGAAAGATATATTCGGAGTCGGTAATAAACTTACAGAGGACGATTTAAAGGTATTTCAGGAGTATGAAGATGCTATTCTCGGTTTGGTTCACGCAAGCCAGATTTCAGGCGAACAAGCATATCCTTTATTAACATTCCTTTCCGAGCTAAAAGATAACGGATATAGCACAGAAGAGGCATTATTTGAACTTGAACTTAAGCTTAATAATCTTGGAGTTTCGTCCGAAGATTTCGAGAATGCGATAGCAGGAGTAAACAAACCGGTCAAAGACCTTGGAGATACGGCAAAAACATCATCTAATCAGTTTTCAAATATGGCTGATCGGATTAATAATGTTTCATTTGAGGACATTTCAGAACAACTCACAGGATTCCAGACGCTTATCCAGACCGTTGACTTTGCAACTCTGGTAACAGATACGGCAAATGCAATTGATGAAATGGGTGGCATCTGGGAAAATGGAAAACAGATTCTCGGTGAGAAAGCATTACAGATTTATCAGGAAATTGCAAAGGGATTAGAGCCGGATGATAACGGTTACTATACTTTAGCAAACGGACAGATGGTGCAGTTCGGAAAAGGTATTTCTGACTATGAAAGTACTCTGCAAAGTACAATGGATTCAACTCTGCAGGGGGCAATCAACGGCGTTCTGGATAACAATTCTGGTTTTGAATTAGTTACAGAACTCGGAAAGAATCAGATTCTTGCCGTAGGTAGTGGGATTGAGCAGAACGGCAGCAAAGTCACTGAAAAGCTTAACTCAACAATTCAATCATCTGCAAAAGACGCAGAAGAAACTGCGAAATCAAGCGGCAAAACCCTTGGAAGCAACATTGCAGAGGGATTACAGTCTGGAATTAACGGGAAGAAAGAATCCACAAAGACTTCGATTCTTGACCTAATGAATAACAGCGTAAAAGCCCCTGCGCAGGAAGCAGTAGACTCCCATTCTCCGTCCAGATGGTTCAAACAGCTTGCAGAATACTGCGGTCAAGGATTCCGAAACGGATTAGAGCCGGGCTTTTCTGCGTCGTTCACATGGTTCGGAAGAATCCGAAGCAGAATCAGCAATTCCATTGGAAACCTGTATAATATCGGCTGGAACTCTATTATTGGCTTAAACAATGGAATTGTAGGCGCGGCGCAACAGCTTTATGCAAATGTGCAAAAGATCGCACAAAATATATCAAATACGTTCCGCAAAGTTCTCAAAATTCACAGCCCATCTCAGGTATTTGAAGAACTTGGTAGCTACACCATGCAGGGCTTTCAGATAGGTATGCAGAACATGATTCCGGCATTACAGTCTACAATCGGAAATATAAGCGCATCTATACAGGGTATTCAGCTCCCGCAAATGGAAGCAAATATAAAGGCTGTTCCGACTGCCAAAATGTATCAGAAGCCGGTATCTGCGAATGGTACTTTTGGTGACGATATTCGCCGTGAAGTAATTGCAATCAGTAACAACACATTCGACAACAATCAGAATATAGCACAGGTTATCCGGGAAGCTGTCAAAGGCATGGCAATTTATGCGGATGGTCACTTAGTCGGATATTTGCAAGAGGAAAACGAACAGTTCAGAAACCGCAATGGATTCGGATTATTTGAAAGGTAGGTGAGGTAAATGAGTGATTTTATTGCAGGTAGCAGTTTTGAGGGATGGCTCTTGAAGTATGGAAGCAAAATTGTTCCAAACAAATACCTCGCCTACGATGATTACACTGCAACTCCAAACCAGAGAACAGAAGTAGAAGCATACAGGGACTTGAATAATCTCTTGCACAGGGACACAAGCCCGAATTTTAAGACAAAGATTGATTTTAATACCAGACCGCTTTATCTGGCAGAGAAGATTGATTTGCAGTCTACATTTGCTTCTGGCTTGGTCAACAGAGCACAGCGGAAATACAAAGTTACATACTGGGACGACGAAGAAAACACCTACAAAACAGGTGTTTTTTATATGCCCGATGTGGATTACAAAATTATCAATGTGGACGAAGAGACAAAAAACATTCTTTACAACAAGATGCGGTTCGCACTGATCGAATACTAACAGCCAGAGTGCATGGGTGTCACAGCTCATGTGCTCTTTTATTTTATATACGGGAGGATGATT